GTTATATCTGCACTTAAAGTTGTATCTACGCTCTGTAAAGCTGATCTTGAAGCTTGTACATCAGTTTTATAACCCATAAACTATCCATTCTGTCCAACTAAATTAGGTCCTGAATATTTGTCAGTAAACAAAGTGTAAGCAGTTACATTTGTTTTTGTCTTACAAAAAACTCCTGCAGGAAATAAAATTCCATCTTCAGGAAAATTTAATGTGTAAACATCTCCAGTTGGAACATCTACTTGAAGTAAAGTTGTTCCAGAGTTAGAAGTAGTAGTAAGCTCTAACACTCCTGCCCCACCTCCATCAGATGCTACAGAAATTGCTCTCAACCTTATTGGATTAGCAATAATAGCTGAAGCTCCTGCTGCCGCTGAAGATCTAGTAGCTTGTATGTCACCTTTTGAGGCCATAAATTTTCTCCTTTAGTTGTGGCTCCCGAAGGAGCCACTAGTTTATTATTAAGCTATTGTTACGCCTCTGTCGGCAATTAAAACCCAACCGATAGTACTGTTCCAAACTAAAGTAGCTGCTTCAGCCACCGCATCAAAAGCTAATGTTGTTCCACTAGCAAAAGTAGTTGGAGTAACAGTTGCAGTTCCACCACCATCAACAACCATGTGAATGATTTTAATTTGACCTGAAGTAGTTCCGTCAGCTAAAGTTACTGCTGCAGCTCCACCAGCTGTAGTAAGTTCTGTTACTAAATTAGTAAGATCAATTGCACCCGCTCCTGATAGTGATTGAACACCACCAGTGATAGTTGATCCATAAGTAGCACCAACTGTGATTGCACCTGTTGTTGCGTTTTTAGTTACTGATTCAAAACCATTTTCCGATCGGACTGGTCCTGAGAATGTAGTATTTGCCATAATATTTTCTCCTTGTATAGCGGTTAAACTTTGTAGTCTCTATACCGTCTGCCTAGCCAGTCTACAAAATTAATTTAATTTCTAGGTTGTTTTATTATACACAAAAAAAGGGGCGATGTGAACACCGCCCCTTTAAAGTAACCCTAAGGGTTAAATATATTGACTATTAGCTAGTCGGTAAGTTTCCGTTACCAAATATACATCTTGGGTCTGACCAACCAAAGCTGTATCTTTCTCTAGCTTTAAATCTCATATTACCTGTATCGAAGTCACCTTCCATTGCAGTTTTGATAGGTGATCTAACGAAATATTTTAATCCGTTAGGCACATCAGTTAACAAAAAGAATGAGTCTGTGTCAGTTAAAAAGTTATTAACTCTGTAACCTTCAGGAACCATTCCCATGTTATTAATTGCATTGATGTCATTGTCGGCAGTTCCAACTCTCATTGGCGACTTCATGATTCTCTCAGCAGTAAATTGTAATTCTTTTGGAATTATCATTTTTCTACCAGAAGAAGCAATTTTTAAGCCTCTTTCATCGACAAATCCAGCAATGTCAATTAATGACTGCTCGAGTGAAGTTTCGTTAAGGTCTGCAGCAACAGCAAGAACGTTTGAGAAAGTTCCGCCTGTTGCAAGTGGGTGTGCGTTTCCGATTAGGGATTCACCGTCACCACCTGTAGCAGTTGTAACTTGCGCATTGTTTAAAACATTTGCAGCTTTAACTTGCTTCGTGTTTGCCATAGATCTTGCAAGAGCTCTTGTGTATCTGCCCGCAAGTCTATCGTATAGGTTGTCTTCGATCGCTTCTTCAGTAATAGCAAATGCTAAAGCGATAGTTTCGTGGTTGTATCTAGCTGTGAAAGTTTCACCCGCTTGATCAAACACTACTCCAGCACCTTCTTGTTTAGTTGGTGCAGAAGCGAAACCGCTTAACATTACTTCTTCTTCAAAAGCTCTGTCAGATGTTTCAGTAGCGAAAATTTCAGCATGCTGATTTTCGTATCTACTATATTCCAGGCCGAATAAAGCATTCAAACCTGGCTCTAGTTCTTTAACTAGCTGTGATCGTGATATTGCCATAGTTATTCTCCTTTATCCTATATGCCTGTGCCACTTCTATAGAAGTGATTGTTGATTCTAACAAGAATGTTAGCATTTGATACAGTAGTATCCTGATTTTCAGGATCTTGTGTTATATCAATTGCTTGAACCGCGAAAGTAGCTGCAGTACCTGAGGCACTTACATCTAATTGCACGCTTGATATTCCTGTTTGTGTTACACCGCCTGCAGTTGTAACAGAGTAGTTTTTGAACAAATCCGCTCTTGTAAAAGCCTCATCTGCGTCCATTAAAAATACTGCATCTGGATCATCAACAACAAAGGCAGTAATATCGCCTTGAGTTGGTGTGATTGAACCAGGGTAGTAATTTCCGTACGTTGGCTTTTGAGTAGTTGGATCGTTGTAAAACACTCCGTTAAAAACACCCACAACAGCATCACTAGTATTGCCAGTATGTCTTTCGATATTACCAGCCGTAGTAGGCTGTACCAAGTCACCTTGGAATATCGCAGTCGCATAACCTGCTGCAATTGTGTATCTGTTTTGGGCTCCTGCTAATGGTGTACCATCTAGTTTTCTGTATGGTCTTAGACCAAACTTTTCCAGTTGATTTGACATCGTCAGTTCTCCTTAACTTAGTTAGTTTATTTAATCCAAGCTATCTATAGTAGGTAATGCAAAAAAATTATTTTTTACGACTACCACCAAAGGTAACTCTAGACTGTCTATCAATATTGATAGGCATGTCCGGGTGTTGCTCCTTCATAAGATCTCGATCTACCGCGTCTGTTCTGTCTTGAGTTATTTTACTAAAATACTCAGCACGACTTTTCAATATCTCCTCCGGTATCCTTGCCAACACAAGGCCACCAATTCCGATTAAACCAGCATGTCTTCCTTCATGAATAACAGGGTAATCATGTTCACCGATTTCACTTAAAACAGTTTCGGCTTTCACAAATTCCCAACCTTCTCTTAGTTTCTTAGATACATTTCCTGGATCTTCAAAACCATTTGTAGAAGTTCTTATCCATCTGTGTGCATAACCTTGCGGCGCAGCTGGCGCATCCAAACTGGATGGTGGAGTCCAATCTTTCTTTCTAGAAAGTTTAGTTCTAGATTCAGACTCGCGTGAAGTTTTTTTAATAGTTTCCATGTTAGGCTCCTTCCTTCACGTATTTTGCGTATTCCTCTAGCGGCACCCCTAATTTCTTAGCGATAACTACCTGTGATTTGGTGAGTTTCACAGACTTGCGTCCACCTGATCTTCTGCTAACAGAAGCTACGTTTTGGACGGGTGTAGCTTTTGTTGTTTCTTCAGTAGAAGATTCGGCAAATTTTTGAGGGAAATACTCCTTCATACGTTTGTTGATTTGATTATAATAGGCATCACTCTCTGCGTCAATTCCCTCCTGCAACAGGTCTTCATGTATTCCCATAGCAGCAGAAGTTAATACTCTGTCAGATCCAAACCATTCATTATCAGTAGCCCATTCTTGAGCTCTGGTACTAATTTGTGGTTGTGGAGCCTGATTTTGTTCTTCAACAGGTTGTGATTCTACTTCTTTTTTTCTAGACTCTTTTTCATTAAGAGTTATCGAAACTTTTTCTTTCTCTACAGCCAATTTTGTAAGCTTATCTTGAGCTTCCATAATTAGATCTGCATCTTGAGAATCTAAAGCTACTTTTAATTCAGATTTTGCTTTATCTCTTTCTGAGTCAATTCTAGCATTATATTCTTTAAGATAGTTAGTATCAGTTTCTTCGAATTTCTTCTCAGCACTTTCATACTTACTTTTTAAACCTTTTGCATATTCAACTGCCGCTCTTTCTCTACGTTCAGCTTCTTTAGCTTGAAAGGTTAATTTTTTTATTCGTTTTTGAACTTTGTCAGAATAATCTTGAAGACCCGATTCTTCTTCTTTTTCTTCTGTTTGTTCAAATTTAGGTTCTGCTTTTGGTTCTTCTACTTTTGTTTCTTGTAAAAGTTCTTTTGCAGTTTTACCGCCAGAAACATCCGTGTAACCTAAATCAACATCTTCTTTTTTTTCAAATTCAGTTGTTGACTCTGTTGGAGTTTCTACTTCTATTGTTTGATCGTTAACACCATCTGTGTCTAATTCTACTGATGGATTTTTTTCTTGTATGTCTGCCATTTAGTCCTCCTAGTAATGGTGCAAAATATCGTTGGGGTCGCTTATAGTTGAAATGACTTCATCATCATTTAAAACTCTTACTTCTCCTCCGTCTATTTTGAATCTTGAACCTGCGTACCTACTAAAAATTATCCATTCATTTAGTTTGCACCATGGCCCTTTAGGAAATTTCTCTTTATCATGATAACAAAGATCTCCCATTTTTAATACTAGACCACACACTGTAGTCATTTGTATTGTTTCTTGTGTAGCATCAGATAACCAAAGACCACCCTTAGTTTTTTTAGGCCCTGCAAATGGCAGAACTAAAATTCTATATCCAGTTGGTGTTGGTAATTTATCTAATGTTGATTTGTCGATCGCTTTTGGATCAAGGACTGTTTCGACTTCATCTTTTGCCTTATAGGCATCTAGAAGCGCTTCAGTCCGTTTCGGTGTCTCCGTGGACTCTATCATCTTCATACTCCGTTGTTGTCAGCAGGTCTTTAAGATCCTGTTGCAGATCCTCAAGAGATCTGATTTGACCCCTAACATATTGTAGTTTCTCCATGGTGTCAACACCATATATAGCGTGTGACTTGAGTCTAGCCAAAGCTTTCTTAACTTTATGTTGTACGAGTGATATTGTATCTATGTCCATTAATTTCTTTTTAATGAAATTTTATTTTTACCTTGTTTCAATAACATAAAACCATATTGATTAACTATAATTTTTAATACAGCATCCATATCAAATTTTGGATAATCATCGAAAACGAACACCGTACCTGGTTTAGATCTTTCACCAAAGAATATAGCTTCTTTGATAACATCTATTGTTTTATGAGGACCATCAAAGTGAACTAAATCATAGTTAGTTTTTAATTCTTTTTTATCCCTGTAGATGGGCACTCCGTCTTCAAAACGTTTCATAAATTCATCATCACCTAATTGATACAAAGTAAAATTTGGGTAATCTAAATCTTTAATTAATTGTTGCTTCATGGTGTTGGTATAATCAGCTGTATAGGAATCAGAATTATCATAATGTTGATAATCTAAATTACCATAAGGATCTATACCTATATGCCAATGCTTCTTTTCAATTAATTCTTTTAATATTATTTGAGAACCTTGTCCTTCTCTAACTCCAATTTCTGCAGTAAAAAGATCATCGGTATCGAGTGTCTTACAGGCTTCTTCAAGAATTTCGTATTCGGTGCTATCCCCTTTTATCATTGGGATTGTTTAACCTAATTTAAATATGGATGCAAATTAAAAAATGCCTTTGAAACCTTTTCCTCTAATGGCTGCTCCGGTGCCTCTAGCCATACCACCAGTATTAAACTCAGGAACTGGTCTACCTCTTCCTGCATCTCCATACGCGCTAGTAGTAGTATCTTTTTGTAAACCAGCAGGTAATTTTGTTGGGTCATTAGCTGGCATTTTTTTTCTTTTTGAAGCTGATCTTCTACGTTTTTTTTCTCTAATGTAAGATTTTCTAGTTTCAGGATCTTGCATCATTTTTTCATAAGCTTTGTATGTATTTATATTAGCCATTATAATTTTCCTTGTTTGATTAATTTCTTTATATCACCTTTGGTAAGACCTGTTAAGTCCACCTTCGGTTTTACCGATGTAATATCTGGAGATATTCTTTTTGGTTTAAATAAGTTTTTTATCCATATCCATATTTTCATTTTATGTCCTCACGTTAGTTGGTTTTGGCCCTGCATTACTTGCTACTCTTTTTCTGGCAACAGCAGAGGCCTTTTGCGATTTTGACATCGCTGTGGCTTTTGCAAGTGGTACGCACTTCGGATACTTCCGCTTTGAACCACTGGCAGATTTTCTTCCACACTCTTGATACTTGCCACCTTTTTTCTTTGCTCCAATATCTACCCATTTTTCATTAAACCATTTTGTTAGTCCACCTGAACTCATAGCAGGCACGCAGTTTGGAACCATACGATTCCCTTTTTTCTTCATGCCTTTTTGCATATAGCCCTCCCAGCATGAACCTTTTTTATTCATTACTTTACACCTTGAAAGTTTAGTCCTCTAATAGCTGCACCACCACCTCTAACTAATTTAAGTGATTTTAAAGTTTTAGCTTGTCCCGCATGAGCCTTAGAAGCCTTTTCTAATTTGTTTGCAACTTTCATTATTGTTCCTTTGTTAGCAGATACAACTTTATTTTTTTTAAATTTTTTGTATTTTAAATACTCTTCTCCAGGTATCTCTGGTGTCTTACCACTTGGCATAGGACCTGTTTTACTTTTACCTTTAACGTTTGTTTTTTGTTCGTCAAAGTATTTACCTTTGCTTGCCTTTTTAGGTCCCCAATCTTTTTTCTTAGTTCCTGATGGGTCTTTTATTTTACCCGCACATATTTTTGATGCATATGCGTTTGCATAAGCTGATGGATAAACTTTAAATTTTCTTTTGGCAGCTGATTTGCCTCTAGCACATAGTTTTGTCATATCTTTTGCATCCTTGGGTCTGTTGATAACATATTTTTTTCTGCTTTAGGTCTAGCTACTGAATCTTTACTTCTTTTACGTAGTTGAGCAATAGCAGATTCTTTCAATGCTCTTTCTTTTTTTTGTTTTTGTAAATCTCTTTCTAAATTCATTTTTTATAACCTAATCCTGTTGTTCTATTTCCATATAATTTATTCCAAGACCATGAAGTTAATTTAGTTGACCAGTGATATATTAATGTTACTAAATATTTCATTTTTTATCCTTATTCATTCCGCCCCTAAAGATCTGAGTTCCCTTAATACCATAAATGCTCGCCACGACAAGAATCCATAAATTTGTGAACCAGCTCGGAAGCTGCGAGAACATATCAAAGAACAATTTTACCTTGTCCATCGCTGTTGGATCCTCCGATACGACTGCCCACGCCAAAATTAAAATTGGCGCCGACAAAATTATGAGAACCGCCTCGTCCTTCCAGTCGGATTGCCTTGCCTCAAGAAGTTTTCCCTGGAAGGCTTCTTCCCCCTGAGCCATCTTTCTTGCGTGCATCATTTGTGCATCCGCCATCAGCATCTTTGTCTCTTGACGCTTCTTGAAGATGTGCGTACCTGCCTGGGCCGCTAATTTTATCGCACTTAACCACATTATATTTCTCCTGTCTTCTAATACACATATATTCTATCATTTTCTCTATACAATCGTAAGCCCTTGAACCACTTAACCTCCATCTCCAGGTTTGTGTCCAATGTGCTTTCCTTATTTTACATTTATGTATATTTCCGCCAAAAAAATTAGAAAATCTAGCTATATTATCTTTGTCAGTCATCTCAACACCGACCTGAAACGTTTTTCTACCGTTACCTTTACCCCAGATACCAAAACTTCCCTCACCATCAAAGAGTCCGGCTAAGAATATTATTTTATTTTTTTTTGAAAGTTTTTCGTAAGAGTTTTTTAGCATCCCGAATTTTTATTCCTTGTGGATTTGGTCCTCTCTTAGGTGGTGGCCCAGATTTAACTCCTCCACTCAATGAATTGTTATTTCTTTGAGTCAATTTTCTCTCTCGCTATTTCTAATCGTTCGTCTGATTGTGCATCTTGTGTTGCAAGTCTATCATAATCAAATTCAAGTCTTTGTGCTGCTCTTTGATTCTCTTGATCAGCTCTAAATTTAGTTTCTTCAGCTTTTCTTTGAAGATCCATAGCTCTTAAATCAATTTCTTGTTGTTTAATTTTAATTAAAGGGTCTTCTTTGTTCTGAGAAGCATTTTCAGTTTGTACTAACTCTTGAGTTATCTGTGCCGCAACCTTTGCAACCTCAGCTTCGAACATAATCTCAAATTGTTGTGGGTCTTGTTGGGCAAGTTGTACCATTTGAGGATTTTGCATCATCATTTCTTTTACTTGAGCCTTAGCTTTAAATGAAATGTGATCAGATATGTGTGATTGTAGTAATGCATACACCTGAGGATTAATTTGTACCATTCTAGATGCCATAAATGCCATGTGTGCAGCAATATGTGCATCATGATCTTGAAATTCAAACGCTGTAAGCAACTTCATTTGAAGTGCACGTGCATTTTCTTTCGCAGGATCTAAAGGTTCTGGTTGTTTTGGTGGTGGTTTTAGAATTTGATCTATAGTTTTTGTTCCAAGTGCTTCGTAAACACGTCTATATGCTTCATGTAAGTTGTGCATCTGTGGGTTTGACTGTGCAATTTGCAATTGTGCTTGTGCTAATGTAACTCTTTGAGACATAGACATAATATTTGGGTCTGCAACAGGTAAAATATCTACTCTGTTGTCGAAATCTGCTTGTTTTATTTCTCTTGGGCCACCGTAAACATCGTAAGGATATTCTGGTGGTAAGTATTCACCACAAATTCTTGCTAAAATTTTAAATTCTAGTCTCATTGCGTAGTAACATCTTTTGTGAACACCACTCATTACACGTGATCCTCTTTCCATCAACGCCATTGTAGTTCCAACGGCTCTGTTTTGAGCATCGTTACCAATATTTGAATCAGTGATCGCTGCAAATTTTTGTCCTGCTTGTACTACAAAGCCCATCAGGTTGTATAAAGTAGGTGATGGCTCTGTGAATGGTAAGTTAAAAAACTGATCTCTAATATTTCCGCCAGGCGCATCTACATCTCTAAACTCTCCTGGTTGAATTGGTTGGTCATCGTCTCTAACTCTAATACCACGTGATTTAAATCCTGCTGGTAAATTTTTTAGAGTACCTGCATCAATCAATTGTCTTAAAGATTGAGTTGCAGCTTGTGATAAACCACCTATCATGTGTGTTAAACCAAAACCATAAAAACCTAATCCTGGTAAAAATTTGTAATGTACAAAATATTCTACTCTTGCATAACCTAAATCACCTGGTTTGTAGTTTCTGTATATAGATAAAATTTCCCCACTACCTTCATCAATAGTTACAATATATGGAATTTTAATTTTCTTAGCCTTGTCATCAAAATCTTCGTAGTCATCTAAATTTAAATCTACGTGCATTTCAAGAATTGTATTTAAGTAATCTGAACCATTACCTTTAACACCTTCTAATTCATTTAATTTTTTCTGTACTGAATCTGGTTCTGTACTGCTGTCAATTAATTCTATGTCTCTATAAAAACCTGCAGCCATTTTCTTTGTGACATCATTCTGTGTCATTTTAATTACATGAGTTATTCTCTCACAATCTTTTAAATCAGATGCGTAGTA